AGCCCAGCAAGCTCAGGCTGATGCAGCGATTGATTGCCGCGTTTCAGGGCAACGAGATCACGCTGCCAGACGAGCCTTGGCTGATTGCGGAGCTTGAGAGCTTCGAGTTTACCTATACAGCATCTGGCGTTCGGTACGAAGCGCCACGCGGATCGCATGACGACGGCGTTATGGCACTTGGCCTAGCACTGCATGGCTGGGACAGAGTTCAGGGCGTACCGCCGGAAGATATTGTCTTGACAGATCCTTTTGGCGATGATATAGGAGTTGCACACTCCCTGAGTAGTACGCTAGGTTTGTCAAGTCTAGCAGGAGACTTTACACAGCAGTTGCCCGGAGACGATTGGTAATATGCGTAAGCCCAAGATGAAGCGGCGTGGCGGGGTCGATCTCGTGATCGCGTTTGGTGGACCGCCCGCCCAGAAGAAGCGTCGGCCAGAGATGGAAGACGAGATGGAGATGGAAGAGATGGACGACGAGATGGATGTCGATTCCATGAAGCAGGAGCGTATGGACCTGCTTGAAGAGCGTATTGCTCGCCTCGAATCCATGCTTTCCGAGGAGGAAGGCGAGGAGGAAGAGGAGGACGAGGACGAGGAAGACTGGCGATATGCCTAAGAGTTCTGCTTGGCAGAGGGCGGAAGGCAAGGACCCTGAAGGCGGTCTTAACGAAAAGGGTCGTGCCTCCCTCCGTGCTGAGGGCAAGAACATCAAGAGGCCGGTCAAGAAAGCAGAGGCGGCAAAATCGCCAGCAGCGGCAAAGCGCAGGATTTCATTTTGCCGTCGCATGAAGGGCATGAAGGAAAAGCTGACATCGAAGAAAACAGCCAACGATCCAGATAGCCGGATCAACAAATCTCTACGAGCATGGGACTGTTGAAGAAGATTGCCGTATTAGTTCCTATTATGGCTGTTGGTTTTGCTATGCTGGGTTTTCGCAAGAAGCGGAAGCCTAATGATCCGTTGACTGATTACTGGTTTATCTAGGAAAGAAAATGCCGAACTACAAGAACGTGACTACGGGTTCCATTGACGCCAATGGCGAAGCGGTTACTCAGGCTTGCCGACTGCTGACGCCCGGAGCGATTTCCGTGCAGATCGCCGGAACCTTTGCTGGGACGCTTCAGCTTGAGGCCAGCGTGGATGGCACGAACTTCGCCGCCTACTCGCTTGCGGATGGCAACAGTGCGACCCTTGCTACGTCTGCTACCGCAGTGAAGCTGTTTGTGGGTAATGCTTTTGCTATCCACTCGTTCCGCGTTCGTGCATCGGCGTGGACGAGCGGCACTGCTAACATCACGATTGCAACGCTTTGATGTTTCCAGTCATTGTAGATTTTCTGTGGGTTGCTGCGTTTGTGTTTGCTGTCCACAGGTTTTCTGAGGTTGTGGCTATGTTTGCGCCACAGCCTGTTGACGACGGACTAGGCGATTACAACTTCGATGTGCCCACCGATCTTGTTGCGGTGTCGTTGCAGGAAAACGAGATCTGGGCGCAGGAAGAGGTGATGCGCGTTATCAGAGAGAGATACGAAGAGCTTGGTGACTGGAACAAAGTCCGCACCGCTATGGGTGTTGGGAGAATTGACTGATGGACGAAGATTTCCTTAGTGCGCTCATAGAGGACGAGATTGCCAGAGCCCTCGACGGCTTTAGCAATTCACCCGAAGCTCCCAACGAGCAGATGGCTCCGAACGAGCCGGAAGATGATAACCGCACCGAAGAAGAGAAGAATCAGGCGCTTCAGCGCGCACTATACGGATACAACTTTCCCGCTGCCGACCCCGAGGTTATCGACGATAATGGATCGTGGGTATCGTGGTGTCGCCAGCTTTGGGATTCGCGCAGGGAGTCCGTACAGCAGCATCTGCATCTCGTAGAGCGCAACCGCCTGTTCCGCGCAGGCCAGCAGTGGATTTCGGCTCAGGGTCTTGGCCCTTGGCGGGAACCATCCCGCCCCCGCGATTCTGCGCGTGTTGTCTACAACATGGTGGATAAGGCCCTAGATCAGCGCCTTCAGATCATTGTAGACCAGCGTCCGGGCTTTGCGGTCACCCCGACGACTCAGGACCCAGACGACAAGCGCAAGGCTCAGGCGCAGCAGCTTGCCCTTGAGTATCAGTTTGAGCAGCAGACCATGCAGCGACTCGCCCGTGAGGCTGCGTTCTGGGCACAGACCGATGGCGTTTCGTTCTGGCATATGTTCTGGGATGCTGACCGTGGGCCGTGGGACGAGCGGCTTGGTGAGCAGCCGGGAGAGCGCAAGCCTCTTGGCGATATTGGCTGTCAGACTCTGCGTGTCGAGCAGGTTCGCGTATCCTCCAATGCAACTGCTACACAGCAGCCCCATTGGGTCATTGTGCGTGAGGTAATCAGCAAGTCTGAAGCTGCGTACCGCTATGGCATCAGTGGTCTGGATGGCAGCGATTCCAGCATGAACTATGGCAATCAGCCTACGTACAGTGGTGCTGAGGGCATGGGCTCATGGGTTCTGTCTCAGACCACGATTGGTGAAGGGCAGCGGCTCAGGGATGAGGATGTAACCGAGCGGTTCACGGTCTACCTGTCTCCGCATCCCGATGTGCTGCCCGAAGGCCTACAGATCATCATTGTGGGCGATCAGGTTGTGTTTGGGCCAGCGCCCCTGCTCTGGACTACGATCCCGATTGTGGCTGTGCGCGATGGATCTAGCGATCCCAGCTATTTTCCGCGTCCGGTTATGGAGCAGTGGCTTGACCACCAGATGCGTGTTAACGCGCTTCTCAGCAAGTGGATTGAGAATATCCGCGTAAATGCTGGTGGTAGGTTCCTCACGAGGCCCAACGCGATTGCTACGGAGACGTTCCTTGGTGGCGTTACTTCGATGATCGAAGTGCGTGGCGCGGGTTCGCTCAACGATAGCATTGTTCCGGTCAATGGCTTTAGCGTCGGCAACGATGTCAAGGAAGCACTTGCTCTTGAAAAGGCGGCGTTTGAAGAGGCGAGCGGCTGGAACTCTGTATCGCGTGGTCAGGTTACCGGAGAGTCCGGTCGAGCCATCATTGCGTCTCGTGAGCAGCTTGAGCGTGTGTTTTCGCCTGCCGTTGGGGCTCTTGCGAGTGCTTATACGGATTGGGCCAAGATCTCTATGGCTGCGATGGCGTGGGGCTACGATGTGCCCCGTGCGCTTGGCACTGTAGGAAAGGGTAGGCCCGACCTTGCCAGAGCCGTGTCCTCGACGGATCTCGACGGCCAGAGCGATGTCAAGGTTGAGCCCGCTACCATGATGCCGATGCCGATGGCGTTCCGTCTGTACCTGCTTGATAACTGGCTACAGACCGGCGTGATCGACATCAAGGAGTATCGTCGTCGTCAGATGTTCGCGATTGCTCGCGATATGGCGACCCCGGACGAGGATCAGGAAGCCCGTGCGAAGCGCATCGCAGACGCTATTCGTACTGGCGACATGGTTCCTGAGATGCGTTGGCAGGATAACGAGGCCATTCATCAGGACGTACTGGAGCGAGAGATTCTGCTTCAGGACGACCTTGACCCGCAAGTCATTCAGACTGCACAGAAGCGGTGGGTTGATCTGGCAAATCAAGCCGCTCAGAAGCAGGGCGCTATGGTTCCCCCTGAAGCGATTCAGCAGGGAGCCCCCGGCGCACCTGAAGTTCCCCAAGGAGCGCAAGCGAGCGTTCCGGGTTTGCCACCGAGCGCGATGCCACTTCCAACTGGTAATCCTCCGATTGGTGGAGCGTCCATCATGCAGCAGCAGGCGATGGGCATTCCCGAAGACGAGATTGCCGCAAGGCAGGCGGACATTCTGTCGCTCCAACAGTAGAGGTATTGAATGGACATCAGTGAAGCGATCAATGATGCAGTCGGCACCGCCCTCACGGAACAGGAAGCATTTGCTGTTGCCGATGAGCCGGAACCCGAGGCGCTTGACGCGGCTTCCGACGATGAGGTTGAAGAAGAGGTAGAAGCATCAGCAGAGGAGACTGAAGAGCAGGAAGCAGAGGAGGTTGACGAGGATACCTATGTGGCAGTCCCGACAATCTCAGACAAACTGGCTGCTGAGTTTACTCTGTTTGATGCAGAAGGAGAGTTGGAAATACCGGACATCATGGTGTCGTACAAGGCAAATGGTCAGGTCCGTAAGGATCGCCTAGACCAGATTGTCAGGCTCGCCCAGTGGGGCGTGACCAACCATGATCGGTATGAAAAAACAAAGTCCTTGGAAGAAAATGCACAGGCGGCGGCGCGTGAGCGTGATGAACTGGCGCAAATGCTGGCAGAACGCGAGTCGCAACTTGTAAGACTTTTGCAAGAGGACGAATATTATTACAATGCTCGTGACGCATACGAACGCGAAAACTCTCCAGAGAATCGTGCTGAGAGGGCCGAACAGCGTGTTCGGGATATGCAGATCGCGCAGGAAATGACGCTGATTAACAATGAGGGAAGCAAGTTCTGGGAATCCGAGTTGGAGCCAGCCATAGGCATGATTGCCAATGCCCTGCCCACAGTGACAGCCGACGAACTTGCAGAACGATGTGTCATTGGCATTCAACCGTTCATGGAACTGGCACCAAATGGTCAGCCATACATTCCATCGAACAAGTTTGAAATGGTCCGTGGCTACATCCTTGAGGATCTTGCTTATTGGGCAAAGATCAAGCACGAACAGCGAAGTGAGTCTTCCAAAAGTACGGTCGATGCAAAGACTGCCTTACAGAAGCTCGAAAAAGCTCGTGTTGAAGCCCAGAAAGCCAAGCGCCTCGTTGGTCAGAAGACCAAGCCAGTTGGCAGGGCAGAGAAGTCTGGCCCTCCAAGGAAGCGTGGGAATCCGGCCACGTTGGACGATGCGCTAGATAGCGCACTGGATTCTGTACTTTCACAACTATAGGTGAACAAAAATGCCTGCTCCTACCGTAATTACGGATGCCGAGCTTACTGGCCTTCTCAAGAACGTGTATTCGCAGTTCCGTGAGAAGGTCCAGAACCTCGTGACTCCGCTCCTTGCCCAGCTTGAGTCTGGCAAGGCTGGTGGCCCGCGCAATATGCGTTGGGGTGGTAACAACGTCTTCTTCGATGTCGTCGTTGGCCGTCCTGCTGGTGCCACTTTCTCGCAGTCTGGTTACTTCCCGCCTGACACCACCGCTACCGAGGTGCAGGCCAACGCTGGTGTGGTTCGTGCGTACACGACCCGCCAGATCGACGGCCTCGCGTTCGTTGGCACTCAGAGCAAGGACGCCGCGTTCACGACCATCGCCAAGAAGACGATGGAAGAGATCAAGGACGCTTCCTCGCTCCTCATGCAGCAGGCGCTGCATAACAAGGCTGACGGCGTTGTGGCGCTGATCGGCACGGTCAACAGCACGACCGAGATCGTCGTTGCTTCGCCCTACGGCGTTGCGTCGGCTGGTCAGGGCGCGCTGCTCCTGTCGGTTGGTGACTATATTGCCGTTCTCGACACTTCGTCGAGCAACGCTGTTCTGGGTCGTGCGTCGATCACTGCGATCAGCAACTCCGGCGACAATGCCACGCTGACGCTTGACACCGCGATTTCCAGCATGGCTGCGACCGATAAGATCGTGAAGGCGACCGCGAGCGATACGTCGTTCAACAGCGCCATGAACGGTCTGATTTCGATCACGAACCGTGGTGGTTCGTATGCGTCTCTGCACAACATCAGCGCCTCGACGTATTCCATCTGGGATGCTACGCGCATGGTGGCGGGCACGGACACGCCGGACGTTGACCAGCCGACTGAGTCGGACATCTGGGACCTGATCCAGCGCATCTCTGGCCGTTCCGGCAAGGACGCGATGGTTCGCCCCGGCGACTTCCTGCTCATGACCACGCCGGGTATCGGCAAGAAGCTCATGGAGAGCATGGTCGGGCAGCGTCGGTTCAGCGCGGGTGAGTTCGCGACCACGATCAAGGGTGGCTACAAGGCCGTTGAGGTCTGTGGTATCCCGCTGGTCATGGACTACTATGTCCCCGCTGGCACGATCTATCTCCTCCACATTCCGTCGCTGTCGTGGGTTGACGCGAAGGACTGGGGCTTTGTTGAGTTCGAGGGTGCGGGCCCGTGGCGTTGGCTGCAGGGCCGCGATGCTTTCGAGACGACCTACGGCTGGTACGGCAACCTCGCCTGCCTTGCTCGTAACGCTCACGGCAGCATCACTGGTTACACCGACACGGCGCGCTACACGCACGTCGCGTAAACTTCAACGCTGGGGGGTGGGGTCCATAGCGGCCCCACCCCCTTTGGAGACTTAGAAAATGGCCTACGATTTCTTTGCACCTAAGCCGGGAAGGCTTGGTGTCCTGCCCAACGTGCTTGCGGGCCGTTGTGCGGCTGCTATCGGTGATAGCGCGACGACTGTGTACAACTTTGGCGGACATCCGGCGCGCTGTGCGATCAGCCGTGCTGTGGTGGCTGCGGGAACCGTTCCTGCCTCGACTGGCGGTACGATTCTTGGTGTGATTCAGAAGTATGATGCGTCTGCCGATGCGGCTGTGGCGCTGACGGACAACGTGGACCTTGAGGCGCTGACCGCGCACGAGGGCACTGCCGTTGCTCTTCTGTCGTCTCTGACTGACGCGCAGAAGACTCTCGATACCGGAGACACGCTGCGTTTTGCGGTCACGACCAGCTCGTCGGTCACGACTGCTGCGGTTGATCTCACGGTCAATGTTGAACTTCTGGTTCTCGAATAATGGCAATCATTCTTAACGAACGTGGAACTCCTGAGCCGCCGCATGACAGCATGAGGCGTATCAAGGCTATCCATCCCGCCCTTGGGCTGCGCTATGTAGAGGGCGTTAGCTCGCACTGGGCAATCACTATGCACTGGGTCGAAAGCGATAGGAGATGGGAGTTTGTTAAGAATGGGTCTGCCGATCCTGACAGTGCGTATGATGTGATCGGGTACTTGCCGATGGATTGCTCTCTGGCAGAGGCACCAGCCTACATTGAGCGAGTCCTTCGCACGTTCCCCCGAGAAGACGTACAGAAGCTGGTGGATCGTGTAGCGAAGTGGAACGCAGAGCCAGCCAAGAAGGCTGCTGAAGCTGCGTTTGCAGAAGTGCTTGACTCTGCCAAGCCTGACAAGGTTGGCGGTGTTGAGATTGCGGTTCAGGTTACGGCTGACGTTGTATCTGACGAAAAGCCTAAGAAGCCGCGCAAGAAGGCCGTACGTAAGTCTAAGTACCTCTAGGATAGAAAATGGCTACAACGACACGCGCAGATCTGATTGAGCAGACCCGTGAGTATATGGATGCTGTTGGGTCTTCGCGCTGGTCAGATAGCCTGATTACCACGGTACTTGGAAGTGTTTTCGATGCAGAGTGGTCAAACATTCTGAACGCTGCGCCATACTACAAGTTTGCACAGCGGCAGGTGACTACCGCATCGGACGGTACTGTTGCGCTGTCCTCGCTTGATAGCGGGGGTGGTGACACTCAGCAGAATCTGTATCGCATCCTTTCGGTTAGCGATGGCAATGTTCTGTATGAGCAAACCAATTTTTCGGATGTGCCTCTGGCAACGACTACGAATTATCTCCCGACATATCCCAGACTCTATTACGTAGCAGGGGATAACATTCAGATCTTGCCCGTGGCCTCCAACCTGAGCCTCTACATCTATGTGAATTACAAGCCAACGACGATCAACGATCTGGCTAATGATGCGTCGGTATTTGATTTCCCGCCCAATGCCAATCTTATCATTGTGTGGGAGGCGGCAGCGCAACTGCTTCTGAAGGGTGGCGCTGAGACAAGTGCGGCAAATGATCTCAAGGCACTCGCAGCAATGGAGCGCGAGTCTATGCTTGATGACATCAGACGCCGCACGATCAATCCGACGCGCATGGCATACCCAGATCTTAAGTACGACTGGGCTGGCGGATAATGAGAGAAAAGGTTGGCGATTCTCAGCCAAGCATGGATGGTGGTATCAACGAGACTTCTACCGAAGCTCTGTTGGCACCAAACCAACTCCGTAGGGCACTCAATGCGCGCCTTACGGAGTTTGGTGCTGTTACCAAACGTGCTGGTCTACAGCGTACCGCAGCCGCGATTTCTGCCAACTCCGTGCAGAATGGTTTTACGTGGCGACAGGATGGCGGCACCAATCAGATCATGGTGGTCGTCAATGGTACGCTTTATACGAGTGTGTACGGTACGTTTCCTTGGACATGGACATCTAGAACGGGATCGCTATCGACGAGTGATGTTCCGTCGTTTGCACAGTTCAGGGATACGGGCGGTAACGATGTTGTGTACATCGCAGATGGTGGACTTCTTAACAAATGGAACGGCACGACCCTGACGACCAACATTGCCTCGACTGCTACGTCGAAGACTATTGCGGTTCACAATCAGAGACTGTGGTCGTGCGGTGATCCTGCATACCCTGACAGTATTTTTTATTCTGCGCTGAATGACGGAGATACGCTTGGCGTAACTGCGTCTGGGGGAGGGCAGATTATTGTCAGGACATTTGGCGACGAAGAGATCGTAGGACTCGCGAGCATTAACACTTCGCTCCTGATCTTCCATGATCGCGGAATCTCCCGGCTCACGGGGTATGGGCAGGACGACATTACTGTTGCCCCTACAGGCGTAACGGCTGATGTCGGCACGATTGCACCGAACGCTATTGTGCCATACGACAACACAGCCTACTTCATCACGGAGCGTGGCCTCTATCGTTGTAACGAGGCAGAGGTCGCTCCCGTGGCTACAGCACAGACGCCAGATCCGTTGCTTCCGATTATCAGGAGCCTGTCTTCTGCACAGTTCGCTCAGGTCAGGGCTGTGCTAAATCGTGGTACCAAAGAGTTGTGGGTTACGATGCCCAACTTCGGGTGCTACGTATATAACACGGTGCTGGGTACGTGGTCTGGACCGTGGGATACCGGCTGGGTTAGCCCTGATACGACCGCCATGTTTGAGACACTGAACACGGCTGGTCTTCCGGTAATTCTTCGCGGAGACGCATCCGGGTACGTCAGCCTGTGTGATGCCACTAACGTCTACGTTGATAACCTCAACGCTGACGGAACGGGTGGCGAGCGATACACGATGACAGTTCAGTTCCATCGTCTGTATTGCAACGATGACTCTCTAGCCAAGACTCTGCGCTGGGGCTATCTGACCGCTTCGCTCAAGGGTTCTGACCAGTCTCGTGTAGAGTGGACGACTGGAGAGGATTTCGGTTCATGGTCGCTCCCTCCATCTACTGACCAGACATGGGGCGCGAGTGGTACTACGTGGGGTGAAGGAACGTGGGGTGGGTCTGGTAGCCAGAGCTATCGTATTCCGATGGGCGGTAACGGCTATTATGTAGATGTTAGTGTAATTGATTCGGGTGAAGCATTGCCCGTGTTTAGCAGATTTCAGTTAGAAGCATTTGCCCTTGGGAGACGCTGATGGCTACGACTGTAGGCCAGCATACCGTTGCGACTTTTACTAGCCCTGTAAACGGTACTACGCCGATTGATGCGAATACCGTTCGCGGTAACGACAATACGCTGCGTACTAGCTATAACGATCACGATTCAGATACCGGCATTCACGTTCAGTCTTCTGCTGTCGCTTCCCGTCCCGTAGCTGGTACGGCAGGCAGAAAGTGGATTACCGTCGATGTCGGTGGCGATCTTCACCTGTGGTACGATACCGGCACAACTTGGGAAGAGGTCGGCAACTCCGGTGTTGAGGTGCTGTGTATTGCCAACTCCGATCTCACTGCTGGTGATGTGGTCAAGATCATTGGTTTCAACAATGGTCAGAGTCTGCCTATTGTTGACATCGTTGATTCTGCTGATGATGTAGGATTCGGTGTTGTTGACGTAGACATTGCCAACGGCTCTACTGGCTATGTGGTCAACACTGGAGTCGCGAGAGATTTTGACACTTCCTCATTTACCGTGGGAGATGTTCTCTACAAGGATACGTCCGGTGGTTTTACCACGACCAAGCCTACCTCCGGTGAGTATCAGCCATGTGCCATTGTTC